GCAGGTAAAGAAAAATTAATTGAACTTCTTCAAAACGAAGAAAACTTAAATATTTTTCTTATTTCACATGATTTTACCCACCCATTAATTGACAAACTTTCTATTTATAAAGAAAACAATATCAGCACTATTGAAAGATGAGTCTAAAATAGTAAACTAATCGAGATTAGGAGAAAAAAAGATAATGTTAGCACCAGGTAGATTTCCTATTGCATTTCATTTAAGAAGAGAATTTAAAGAAAAATTACAAAATACTCCTGTTAATTGGGAGTTTAAAGGTTTATCAGAATTTACATATTATAGATCGTATGCTCGTAAAAAGCCAAATAACGGCTTAGAATCATGGGCAGATTGCGTCATTCGAGTAATCGAAGGCGTTTTTTCTATCCTTAAAACCTACTCTGTATCAAGCCATGTTACTTGGAATGAAAAACATGCTCACAGAATAGCCCAAGAAGCGGCAGAACGAATGTTTGCTTTTAAATGGCTTCCCCCCGGACGAGGATTGTGGATGATGGGAACTTCTTTTATCTGGGAAAAAGGCGGAGCGTCTTTAAATAATTGTGCTTTTGTTTCTACTGAAGATATAGATGCAGAATTATCTAAGCCCTTCGCTTTTTTAATGGACATGTCAATGTTAGGAGTCGGAGTAGGTTTTGATACTAAAGGTGCAGGTAAAATTTTGGTTACAGAACCACAAGGAGAGCCGGAACTTGTTACAGTAGAAGATAGCAGAGAAGGTTGGGTCGAAGCTATTTCTTGTATTATTGATTCTTACTTAGATGAAGATTCCTTACCAGTTACTCTTGATATTTCACTAGTCCGACCCTATGGGACACCGATACTAGGATTTGGTGGCGTTGCTTCAGGCCCTGAACCTTTAGTACAAGGGTTTAACGGTATTAAAGATATTCTTCGGAAACGTGCTCAACACGAAAATTCACTTTTAACTTCTGTTGACATCGTTGATATTGCTAATATTATTGGTAAAATCGTAATTGCTGGTAATGTTAGAAGAACTGCTGAAATTGCGTTTGCTGATCCAGGTGATAAAGAATTCCAAAAAATGAAAAATTGGGAAACTGCAGGCGTAGAAACAGGGTCAATAGCACCCACAGAACTAAAAGAAGAATCCTTACATGATTACGAAACGTATACTTCATCAGGAGATGAGCGGCCAAAAATTGCTAAAAAATATGGAAACCGAGAATGGGCATATAAATTTGGGGGATGGCGTTGGGCCTCTAATAACTCCATTTTTGCGCGTGTCGGGCAAGACTACACCGAATTAGAAAAGTCCATAGCAACAGCAGGAGAACCAGGATTTGCTTGGCTAGAAAATATGCAAAAATATAGCCGAATGAAAGACCCTGCTAACTGGAAAGATAGAAGAGTAAAAGGTGGAAATCCGTGCTTAGAACAATCTTTAGAAACTTACGAACTGTGTTGTTTAGTAGAAACTTTTCCAGCTAAACACGAAGATTACTGGGACTTTCAACGAACTTTAAAGTTTGCTTACCTATATGCTAAAGCGGTAACGTTAATGGCAACTCATTGGAACGAAACTAATGATGTTATTAAGCGCAATAGAAGAATTGGGTGTTCTCAAAGTGGGATTCAAGAAGCAATCCAAAAATTTGGTCGCCGTCAATATCTAGACAAATTCTGTGACCAAGCATATAATTATATTCAATACATTGATAGAAAATATTCTGAATGGATGGGGATTCCTCTGTCCAGAAAAACAACATCAGTTAAACCATCAGGAACCGTAAGTTTAGTAGCAGGCGCGTTACCAGGAATTCATTATGCTGAATCTGATGCGTACTATCGAACAGTAAGATTGGCTACCATCTCACCGTTAATTAAAATTTTAGAACAAGCTAGGTATAAAATAGAGCCAGCAGCTTCTGACCCAATTAGAACAAGAGTAGTGTACTTTCCAGTTCTTCACCATCCACAAACCATTTCTAAACATGATATTTCAATTTGGGAACAATTCACTAACGCAACTGATTTACAATATTATTGGGCTGATAACCAGGTCTCTATTACAATTACTTTTAAACCTTCAGAAGCTGACCAAATTGCTAGAGCTTTAAGCTGTTTCGACTCTCGACTAAAAGGAGTTTCGCTACTACCGTTAGCAGAACACGGTTACGCTCAAGCTCCTTACATTAGTGCACCCAGAAAAGAAATAGAAGAATACGAGAACCAACTACAACCATTAGATTTTTCTTCTCTTAATACCGAAGGAGAAGATGCTGATGCTAATAAATTCTGTGATTCTGATGGATGTGAGGTTTAAAATGGCGCATTTTTATGACAGTTGGGACTCAATAGGAGAAGTAATTAAGGAAGATGAGCGATATAAAGTACTTGATAATACACAATTAGACCACTTAGTAGTAAGCACTACGGTTCTTCAAGGTCATCAAAACACTACTGGGCATAGACATAGAGGACAAGAAGAAGTTTATATTTTTATTTTAGGATCAGGAAAAATGGAAATTGAACAAAACGGAAAAACAAGTACTGAAAAAATTCATGCTGGAAGCGTAGTATTAATTGAAGATAATGATTTTCATAAAGTCTATAATACCGAAAAAGGATCTTTAGAATTTATTTGCGTTTTCGAAGGTAAAAGGACACATTAAAATGAAAGCTATAGTTTATAGTAAAATTCTCTGTCCCTATTGTGAGATGGCAAAGAAACTCCTTCAAAAAAAAGGAGTTTCATACGAAGAATTAATCATTGATGTAGATATTTCTTTACAAAAAGCTTTTGGTGAGATTGGAACTTCCTTTAAAAGTGTACCCCAAATAGTTCTTGACGGAACCCATATTCCAGGGTATAATGCTCTTGTAGAATATTTTAAGAAAAAAGAGCAAAACAATGGGGAACCCAAGTAAAATTAAAGGTTCTGCTTACGAAGCAAAAATACGAGATTTATTAACAAACGAACTAAAAATTGAATTTAAAAGGATGCCACTCAGTGGATCATTGGAGTATCTAAAAGGCGATCTTTGGACTCCGTTTGATACTGCTGGGTGGCCTTATTGTATTGAGTGCAAACACTACAAAGAAGTAAACTGGAATAATTTATTAACTGCAAAATCTTCTGATTTATATAAGTTTTGGAATCAAACCCAACGAGAAGCAAAAGTAATGAAAAAAAAGCCACTACTAATCTATCGGTGGAACAGATCTAAAGACTATATATGCTGGAATGATGATATAAAATTAAAACATCAAATAGAAGTTAACTGTTTTGACCACCATTTTTACATGGGAATTTTAACCGATTGGATTACCAAATACAGAGAGACCCTGGCATGAAATACTACGAAATAATAATTAACGGCTACGGCGGAGAGTTAGTTAACGGAAAAGTAACTAAAGAACAATACGAGTTTTGGGTTGAACAAAACGAAGAAACACTTTCTCATCACGTTTTTTATGATCCCTACGACGAAACAAAAGAAAATTTAATACACGATGATAAAGACCCTCGCTTCTTAGGTTATTGGCATGATCTAGATGATATTATACACGAAAATGGGGCTGACCTCGGTAGTGCTTATATTGAAATTAACGAAGTAAACAAATCAAACGCGCATTTAAAAGATGTTGTTGAAAACACAGAGTTACAACCATTACTCAAAGAAGGTCAAAACTTATGTACTACAAAGTCAATTGATTTAGATGACTATGCCACTTATGACGGACATAACTATATTTTTCAGGGTATGAGCATAGAAAAAGGTCTTTTCTTTCACACTATTCTTGAGTTACCAGACAATGAAAAATTTGATTTTAATAAACTAGAGTTCATGGTTACAGAGTGTCCTATTGGGGATGAGATAGTTTATTGTACCGCCTACGACAACCATAGTCTTGACAATACTATGGGAAGTGACACTATAGGCAAAGGAATTAGTATGGAAATATTTGATTATTAAAACTCAAACATAGAGGTGGAAAAATGAACATAGAGAAATTAAGAAGAGATTTAGAATACGATGAAGGCGTGATCAATTCGATATATAAAGATCACCTGGGATATCCAACTTTTGGCATTGGTCATTTGATAACTAAAAATGATAGGGAATATGGTCAAGAAGTAGGTACTCTTGTTCCCGAATGGAGAAGTCGTGCAGTTTTTGAGACAGATATTGAGATAGTTTTAAAAGACTGCGTTAAGCTTTATGATGACTTTTATGACTTACCCGAAGAAGCACAATTAGTTATTGCTAATATGATGTTTAATCTTGGTTATACTAGATTTAGTAAGTTTAAAGGTATGAAGTCAGGTGTAGACTCAAGAGATTGGAACAAAGCTGCTGATGAGATGATAGATTCTCGTTGGTACCGCCAAGTCACAAACAGAGCCAATAGACTTGTAGAAAGAATCAAAGCTTTAGTATAAATTTTTTAATGGAAACTATTGCAAAAAAAATGAAAAAACTAAATACCTTATAAGATTAATTCGTTAAATGAATCTTGATAAAACCTTTAAAAAATGCTATAATACAAAAATGAAAGGTTATCAACATAATGACTGATATAAAAGGATGGAATGATCTTGCCGCTGTGCAAGATCAACTAGGAGAAAAAAATAATCTTCTTATTATTGATGGTAATAATTTAGCGTATCGCTGGATACAAAGAAAAAATTACAATCATTTTGAAGAAGACTACCACCGAACCATCGAAAGTTTAGGCAAAAGCTATAAAGCAGATAAAATTATTATTTGTTTTGATTTTGGAAAAAGTTATTACCGAATAGAGTTAGCAGACGATTATAAAAGCACTCGTAAAAAACCAAAAGATGAAGATGAGTTAAAGAAATACCAAGAATTTTTTGATTGTTTAAATGCTATTTATGAAGATTTACCTTATGATAAACACAAGTATCGAGGAGTAGAAGCAGATGATTTAATGACTTTTTTTACTATAAAATTGGCAGACAATTATGAGCATACGTGGATTATCTCAAGTGACCGAGACTTATACCAATTATTAAAAGATAATGTAAGCATATTTAATATTTTTTCTCGAAGAGAAGTTAACACTGATTACTTATTAGAAAATTTTGGAACTACTCCTTCCGAGTATTTACTTTCTCGCTATCTTGAAGGAGATAAAAGTGATGCTATTGATGGAGTACCGGGAATCGGGCCAAAAAGAGCACAAACACTTGCTCTTAAATACCATGAACTAGAGCCTTTATTAAAGGCATTACCTTTAAAAGGGCGAAGCCAATATATTAAAAACCTAAATCAAAGTAAAGAATTACTTTTACGAAATGAAAGAATGATTAATTTAACAAAGTACAATCGTCAAGCAATTGAAGCAGGCAAAGAAGGCAACGAAGTTTGGAAAGGACTTAACCAGTATGTCTAACTTAGAAGTTAATATACAAAAAACGTTAGAAGCCAAGGATTTAGAAAAAAGACTAAATATTAAATGGGACTTAATACAGCAATTTCCCTATGACGCAGGATTTGATCTGCGTGCGTGCATACCTAGTCCTCTTAGACTTCTACCAACTGGGCATACAACAGTTCCTACCGGACTTCATTTTGAACTAGGTAATCCTAATTGGGAAATTCAAATTCGCCCACGAAGTGGCCTAGCAGCCAAGTATGGAATTACTGTTCTTAATAGTCCTGGAACTGTCGATTTTGGATATAGAAAAGAAGTAAAAATAATTTTATATAATTGTGATGTGTATAACGACTTTCTCATTAGTCCGGGCGATCGTATTGCACAAGCTTGTTTTAGAGAAATACCTGAAATTAAATTTACCTATGTAGATCAAATTTCTCAAGTTATTAACGTTAAACAGCAACAAAAAAAAGCTGTCTCCTTAGCTGAAGAAATGAAAAACAAACTTCTTCAAAAAAGAGGTGGCTTTGGAAGTACAGGCGCACAATAATGAAACACCTAATTTTACTCATGCTACCTATATTTCTTATAGGTTGCGAAACTTATGAACCCTTAATCGACCTTAAAGCAAGCGAAGATGACAAAGCTAAACACGCACAAGAAGATCACATGGAATGTGAATGGTTAATAAATCGTTATGTTCAAGGTTGGTTTATTGACGAAAACGAGATGATAAGACAATGCTTACACGGACGCGGACACTCTGTTCTCAATTAATTCTTAGTACGATATTACTCGGTTGTACAACCAGTGACTTTGAAGATTTCAGATGGTGGCACACAAAAAAAGCAGAAATAGATTTAGCAACTGTTTCTGATCCTTCTCAGTACCAAAGAGATTATGCAGAGTGTTATTCATGGTCAAGTGCTCACGTACAAGGACACGCTAATATTGCTACCGATACCGGAAAAGGAATAATTCAAAGCGGAACTACTAACTACGCAATAAATTCCATATTCCCTGATCCTACGTTAGCTATGTCCACCACTGTAATAAGTGGAGCCGCAGCAGGAGCAATAGGTGGATTTATGTGGTCTTCGTGGACAAGTAATTTTAAAATAAATTTTTATACCGCAAAATGTTTAATAGGAAGAGGTTATATTCTTTTAGACCACGAATGGTGGGATAAAAAAGCAGAAACAAGATTTTCTGGTATACTGTAAAAAAGCCCCATAAAGGGGCTTTTTTTATACAAAATACTGGCTCCGAGGGCTGGATTCGAACCAGCATGCTCTTTCAAGCACTAGCTAAACAGGCTAGCATGTCTCCCATTTCCATCACCCCGGATCAATCAGTATTAGTGAACAGTTGCACCGTTATAAAATTCGTATGCCCTCAATAACCGTGTTATTCCAATTCCTCCTCCCACTCTAGGAATGAAATCATGATTCAAGAACTCGTTCAATTCTTTCTCTACACGTTCTTTGCTGAATTGGTTAAACAATAATTCTGCGTATTTTCCATCACTTATTGTGTGAAACATATG